CAAGCAAAATATTACCTGCTTGACGTGAGTAATAGCCATCACTGGTATAATGAATACCGGAAAGTAGGTCATTAAAAGATCTAATGTCGACCTTTTCATTAAAGACTCTAGTAGTTAAGCCGTTTGAATCAATTTCTCGAATTTGTATAAACTCTATAAAATCAGCGGGCAAAGCGACTGTTGTTACACTAGGTAGTCCGTTAGCAGCCTCTGAAGTAGCAGCCGTTAAGGCTGTGCTGCCGTAAGTAATTATGTCTTCTAGCGGTGGTATTCTTAAAAATCGATACGCTTTATCCGCCGCGTATTTAAGACAATCTTCTATAATACCATCGCCAAGAACTTGGTTGTCTCTATTCGACCAATCTCGAACGAGATCTATAAGTTCACCGTAAGTTCTTGCCATTATAGCCTCCTAATTAGGTGTTGACAAGTAAATCAGCATACTCAGACATTAAAATTTTCTTAAGCTTTTTAAGATTATTAGGATCTTGCATAAAAGCAGGATCGTGCAAATCAAGCTTGTGATCTTCAAATATCTTAATAGCTACAATATCTGGAATTGTTGCTAGCTTTCTATAACCTGCACTTTTATTACGGCCATAGTAAGCTTCCTTTTCTCTTTCTAGCCGAGCATGTTCTATATACTGTTGAACATTTTGCTTAGCTTCCCATTGAGAGGTTTCTAAATCAAAACCAGCGTGAATCGTATTGTCTTTGTCTACTGTTTTACTATAAAACTTAAATTCGTTATCTTTAGCCATGTCCTCTATCTCCTAACTAGGCAGCCGGTTCTGTATATGCTACAAAACGACCTGACTTTCCGATATAACCTAGCTGAGCGCCAGCTGGTGCGGCTGCTGGAGCAGCGGTTACTGCTACACTAGGCGTTCCCACTGATAGGTGGGTTAAAATATAGCTTGGCGAATTAGCAATCTTTGCTGTACGCCATACACATGTATCTGCGGGGTAAGTATTCCCGTTAGCTGTTTGAATAACTAGCATTTACTGTACTCCTTTTTATTTAACGGCAGTTATAGATTTTACCGCCTGATTTCTTATATACTGGATCTTCTTTAAGAGTTGATGGACCAGTACGTTCTGTATTCATTGGATGATTTGGATTTGCGTGACGTGGCTTTTTCTTAGGCATCGCCATTTTAACGCATTTTCCTGCCGCATTACACTTATCCGGATACGGGCAAGTTGGACAATTTTTCATTTAACTCTCCTACAGTAAAAATAGGGAGACCCTAGTTAGAGCCTCCCTAAAATTAAGTTCTACTCGAGGCCGTAGATGGCGCCACAACCATATGGGTTGCGAACTTCAAGAGTAAATTCTTCAACCATCATGCCGACAGTTGAGTCGCCTTTCTGGCCTACGTCTACTTCTGCAAGTGGACGCAGAGTAGCAATGTTAAACCACATTGGGTCATAGATCAACGCAGCAAAGTCAGCAACGTTAGTTACACCTGCACCTGAGTGAGCAACGTTGTCGTCACCGTCAAATGCAATGTTATTTGTAAGACCCATGATATAGTTAGGCATAACCATAATATCGCCAAAGTCTGACATGTACACGTCTACTGACTGACGCAGTTTGCCTGCCTCGTCAAGATTACGACGTACACCTGTATCGCCAACCATTAGGTCAGAGAAGTCACGACGCAGCTTTGGTGAAACCATAACGCGAGTAGCTTTACCACCTTCCTGGTAAATCTTTTGCATAACACTGTCAATATTAGCCAATGCTAGTGGATCACGATCAGGAGCAGTAGTTGAGCCGTTAATGCTTGAGCGAGCAATAGCTGTACCTGCAGCGTCTGCGCCAGCACCTGTGCCTGCAGCTGAAGGAGCTTGGAATTCACCTACGTAATCTACAGTAGCAGCAGCGTTAATAAACGACTGAAAGCCACCTGCAGAACGTGCAGTATTACCTTGAGAGCCTACTGCAGCGGACACGTTATAGCCATGAACCATATCATGCTCAACATCGCGACGCAGCTCTGTGCCACGCTTTTTCAGTTGATAAGCATACTCATCAGCAATACCAGCCTGATCTACTGCACGGCGTGTGCCTGATACAGCGATAGTCTTACCATTGATCTGAGTGTAGTTACCCAAACGAGAGCGTGTTGGGCCGCTTTCAGCAAACTTGTCGCCAACGGCAGGAGTGCCTGTTGCGCCACCAGATGCTGGCTCCAGAAAGTCTTGGCCTTCAGGAATCCGTGAAGAACCTGGGGCTTCAAGAGTATCTGTTTGCCACTCATGGTAAATAGCAGTTGCTTTGGTTTTACCAATAGATGAAATAAAAGGGGTCTCATCACGAGTAATCATCGTGATAAAGTTAGCAAGATCCTCACGTTGTGAGACATCTTTGTTAGACGCGCGAGCTGGTCCGGCTGGTCCACCTACACCGCGTACACCGAGAGTTGTAGCCATTTCTTATTACCTCCAAAACGGTACTAAAGATTTAAAGAGCGTTCTGCAAGGCCACGGAGAAAGTCCATTTGTTCTGATTCGTCTGCGTTACCACTAAGCACCCTATCTCGAGTTCTTTCGCTAGCTGCTTGTTTCTTTTTAGCAGCCGGCTTTGACTTCTTTAAAGGCGCCTTCTTAGCTACGACTGTTTTACGTTTAGCTGCGCCTTTACTTACACCTTGTTTTAGGCGTCTGTAATCGTCAACAAACTTTACAATCATAGGATCTGCAATCGCGTCTAAAACTTCTGCAGAAATACCTTCATCTAAGGCAAATTGCCTGATAGATTTTGCGGTATCTTCACTAAAGTCTGGAATTAGTGAAGGAATAGTCTCATTAAAATAGTCGATTTGTTCCTGCCACATTTGCTCACTTTGCTTTTGAACGTTTTGTTCTACCTGCTTCATAAGCTCTTCGCGATTATTTCTAGAAGTCCAATAATTTTTCTGAACCTGTTCACGCTTATCTTTAAGCTCACTTAGTTCATAATTATCGCCTTCTTCTCGGGCTTTTTCAATTTTAGCCTCGAGATCGTGGTATTCTTTCGCAAACTTTTGTTCGTCAGAATATAGGACAGCTGCTGAAGCTTGAGTAATACTTTCGATTTGTTCCAACTTTTGTTGGTACTCTTGCTCCATCTCCTGTCTTGCATCACCGAGTTCACGACCCTTCTTTGATAGATGTTGTTCAGTAGAGTAACCTTTAATAAGGTCACCAAAGGAAACTTCCGTATCTTCGCCGTCTATTTTAACAACTACTTTAGCCTCCAAGTCAAGATCGTCAGTAGAATAAACCTCTGCTTCTTGGGTAGCGGACTCATCGTCGGCATCCTCATCAGCGGTATCATCTTCTTCGTCTTCTACTTCCTCTTCAACTTCTTCAGTATCGTCTTCCTCTGACGCTTCGGGTACTTCTTCGTCAGATTCTTCCGTGTCTATTTGAGGTACCTCTTCCTGCTCGGGTAAAGATTCTGCATCAAGGAACGATGTGTTCCGCATAATGTTATCCAGAAGAGATGCTTCAGTTTGACTATCTGTAGCTACAGAGTCATCCAACTGGGTAGAGTCTGTTTGTGCTTCAGCCATATCTATTTAGCCTCCTTTTTCTTAGCAACTACTTTAGCTGCTACAGGTTGCTTACTAGAATTAATTTTTGCAGTATAATGTTTTTGCAATTCAATTAAATCTCGTAAATTAGCGGCGTTAATTTTAGCTTTGCCGCTACTACGCATTGAGTCATACTCAAGAAGATTAATCATATCAGTAACATTCTTAAGTAGCTTTTCATTATCAATTGTTCTCATCTTCGTCGTCCTCCATTAAATGTGGAATATTTTTACCATAGGTCTCAAAGCTTATTAGCTTTTCTTTTACACTACCTAAAGCCATAGCGGCTGAATACAGAAACTCTCGAGTCTTTGTCTCATGAGGATCTGTCTTTAACCATTCAATAAAATATTCCACTAAAACTTCACCATACGCTTCTTCAAAAAATTCGTCCCGCTCTTTGGCAGCGAAATGACCCTTAGTATGAGCCAATCGCGCCAATTCGTCGGGATGAACCTTATGTCTACCGTATGATTTATTATTACCCAGCCTCTTCTCGGCTGCCTTACGGTATTTATCCATTTATCATCCTTGTTTTTCAGCGGCCATCATAATGCCTTGAGCCATTTGAAGTATTTCATCAAAGCCCGGATGTGGCGGCATTTGAGCGCCTTCTTTTGTTGCTTTAATAGTAAGATCCGCCCACTCTTGGAAATGCTTATCAATAGATACTGCAAGCGCTCTTGCGTTATCTTCCATAGTATTTCTAGCTTGAGCAGTAGTATAGGCTACATTAGCTTGAGAAAGTTGAACATCAGCCTGAGCCTTTTGTTGTTCTATTTCTTTTGTCATTTGAGCCATCTTACTTTGCTGTTCTACAGCTTGCATAGCTTTTTGCTTAAACTCGTCAGTAGTATAATCTTCTAAAAAGTCATTACTGTCTAAGTTCATAGCTTCAATAAGCTTCGTAGCAAGAACTGCTGGTGCCTCTCTTTTAATAACCATGCCAGCGCCTTGCTGATTGAGAGCTGGCAGAACTTCTGCACCAATCTTAGATAACTTGTTAATCATTGACATATTAGAATTTTCGCCAATGTCCAAGAAAATCTGTACGTCCATCTTAGAAGGAAGTGCGTCCATATCTACTGAACCATATACGCCATCAAGATTGTAAGTATATTTTCCTTTCATATTCTTATGCATGGTTTCGTAGATGCCAGCAATTAACCGCTTAAAGCCTGTCTCTGCAAATCGCCGCGCAATATGTTGAATGCGCTTCTGGGCTGCGGATTGGACAGCGGAAAGTTTTTGTTCAGAGTTACCTGAAACGTATAATGTATCGTTCAAACCTTGAGCAGCTTTTGACATACCAGTAGCTTGTTCTTTTATTAACTGCAAGTGAGTCAACAGCGGAACAGTCCCGGTAGAAATAGCTTCTGGTGATAAGGTTTGAACTGCGCCAGTTGGGTTACCATTAGTAGGAATAATCTGCTTTGGCTTCATATTTTGAAGAGCAGAAAAATCTACTACGTTTGGATCAGCCAACTTAGGCGAATAATTAGTTAAATATGTATTTTCTACAAAGCCGCGTAAAATAGCAGTAGAAGCAAGAGTAGAGCTTCTAGTAAAGTCTGCCATTGATAGGCCATAAAATTCGTGTGGAATATCGAATGGAACGATAGAGGCCAGCGGAATAACGTCTGTATCTTCTTCATATAGTATATGACTTCCAACAACAATAAACCTCTTAAGCTCAGCTATACCGTCGCCATCACGATCAACTCTCAACCAGCACTCAGTAACAGTAACTTCTCTGTTTGCCTCTAACGGCATAATTTCGTGCTGCGTAGATCCCTGCCAATATTCTTGTCCGACAACATGTTTTCTAGCTGCAACATCTTGAGCGTATTTAGATGCTCCTAACCAGCTATCACTGTGTCCTAGCTCGTCCCAGCTTTCAATAGACTCTGCTACTTCTGGCCAATACTTTCGTATTTCAGAACGAGTCATGTCTGTTTGAATACCTACAAACTGCGACTCATCAATACTTTGACAATCTCTAGAAATTCTAAAATTTTCTGGTGGAATAAGCTCTACTTTTACGCGAGAATTATTTATTGTTTTTCTAACTCGCACATCAACGTACATTAGCTCAACAGCGTCTTCACCTGTTTGTTCGTCAATACGTGTAACGTTTTCAAACTGAAGTTCACCGATTATTTCAATGTTGTCGTCAGAAAGTAATTCGTCTAATTTAGCTTGACTTATTTCTTCGTATTCTTCAAATGCATAATCGTAATCTTCAACATAGTCCCATCTACAAACTGCATTTTTCCAAAGCAACGCAGACTTCATCCACTGTTGCATAAGTTCCCAACCATTATTCTTCTTAAATAAGCAATAGTTAGTTATAGCAGAAGCATCTTTCGCAGCTTTAAACGCGCCAGGACTATCGTCGTATGGCACGAAGCGCGCAAGCTTTTGATTATTCAAAAACAGATCTGATAATATAGCTGTGTAAGCCTCAATAACTTCAGTAGTTGAGGTATCTACAATTGACGAGACTCCTTGTGGAGTTAAATGTGCATCAGCTACTCCTGCATATTCGTAAGTAGCTTTCAGTCTTTCACGAGCCAAGTCAGAAGAGTTTAACCAATCTCCTGTAGAGTTTTGAACTCCGCTTTCAATAAGATTAATTAATTGTTCGTCTGTAATAGGCTCTTTGTATCCCATCGGGTCGGCCATCAGTATTTACCTCCCGTATTAGAATAAATCTTTTTACTATTTTCCAAGTCCTTGACAGTATAAGATCCTGGTTTAGACAGTTCTTTTGTACTTTCTTTTTTAGGTTTACTTGGCCTTTTAACTTCTTGTATGAATCTCGACATATACCGCTCCTGGGTTATTTACGCGCCTGCTTAGCTAAGTCTTTATCAGCTTTACCCCATACTGTGGGCTTTTTATTTATAAATGCGTTTACTCTAGCGTGGGCCCACTGTTGTGGCGACTTTACGCTAGGTCTATGACTTTGTCTGTATGCTGCCATTCCTCTATTAAACACTTTTCTAAGAACGCTTAACGGAAGGCCTGATTTTTTAGCTTTAGCTGCTAATGAGCTTTTAACGTTAGACATTACCACTTCACCTTATCAGCCCAATACGCGGCTGACAGAGGACCTCTCGCTATGTTTTTACGATGACGCGCCTTAAACGATCTACGCCTAGCTTTGTCCTTTTTTGACTGAGGATTTTTACCTGCGCCGCTTACTCCTTGCTGGCCAAACCTAATTAGCTTCGGATTTCCAGTCTTAGGATTACGAACAGCTACGGCATGAGACGAGCCGGAATGTCCCGGTGTTCTTTTTGGTTTATTGAGACCACTAAAGGTTTCTCCTCCGACTTCGATCGACATTTCCAGCCTCCTCTATTTGTTCTAATGTTCTACCACATCCGATACAATAGCGACCCGTAGGATCTAACTTGCAAATCTTTACACACGGACTTTTCATGTCTCCAGTGCTCCAACAATACCGCATTTGTATTCAACAGATGCCCAACTACCATCTTTAGGTATATCTTCGTATATTTGTTTATAGCGTAAACATTCGTTTTCTTTATCAAACCATTGTACCGTTTGATTAAAACATTTACCATCTGCAGTGCATACAGTTAATACTAGCGCCCAAATCATTATATTCATGGCTTTAAATCCTTATGTTCATGACCCATCCATATTCCGAATACGCCGGTCATAACACCCATAACTACGGATACAAAGGCCGACTGTGCGCCTGTTGGTTCAGGTAAAGCCATAAACCATTCAGCGCATCGCCAAGACATGAGTGTAGAAACCAACATCATAAATCGAGGAAGTATTTTCCAACGTAAAAAGGTCTCTACACTCATATATCGTCTCCTATGCTACTTCTTTTTCAAGCAGCTCAATTTCTTCTCGAAGCGCCTTTAGTCGCCTCTTCTTTTGAATCTGTTCTCGTTCTTCTGGTGATACATGCCTTTCAATATGCATGCGACCTAAACCATCGTGATAAATATCAATGCGATCTCCTGCCGCATAGTCTTCTTCTAAGACCCATGTTTTCTTAAACATTAACATAGTTTTCTCCTGTACTATATTTATATTGAGTTAAATGGCGGATTTTTCCCCTACTTCCGCCGGAGTAGTGAGGACAACGGGAACTAGTTTAGGACGGATCTGTCTCCTTCAAATCCGAACCCTAATTCTTCTATTGCCTTCTGAAGCTCTTCATCTGACATGTCGCTAGTCTTAGTAACTTGCGTAATATCCTGTCTTTGAAGTTTCGGCGCCTCAAATTCTGCGAGAACAGTAGCTAGACGAGTAGCTTCATCCATGTCTTCGACTGCAAGAGCTTTCATCATTGCAACCTTTAGCACGTCTAACGCGCTTGGAGCTTCGTCTTTTAATTCGTCTCTTAATTCTTTCCAATCACTCATAGATAGTTTTAGCGCTTCTCGCGCCTCTTTGTTCGCTTTGCGCGCTATAACAGAGTTGCGTTGTCCCTCGCGCGCACCTTCTCGAGTGAAGGGTTTCAAGTTCTTCAAAGAATTCGGATGCATTTTTCCGTCTCTACTCATTTGAATTCCCTCTCTTGTAATACGCACTGACATAAGTCAACTCTATGTCCACACCTAGTTCTATACCAGTCCTCATGTACATAGCTTTCTGCGTGTTCTGATCCTTCTTGTGGTGCTATAAACTCAGGAACTATTAGCCATTCTATAGCATAATTAGGAACCTCAGTATACCGCACATACTTTCGCCACTTATTACCTTTACTGTCTCGCCATACAAGCTTTGTTCTAGGTAAATCATTTGGCGGATAATCTCTTATAGGGGACACTATATCCATGCCGTATTATCTTCTAAATTGTTTTGCCACCTTTGATTCCATGCAACCTTATGCGTAACTATTTTATCCCAATGAGTTCTTAAAACCTCTAATGCAATAGCTAATGACATGACTGTATCATCATGACATCCTGGTGCAGCCTCAGTCTTACCTGTTTCAGTAGCAGTATAATCTTTAAGTTCTTGTATCATGATAGGACACGGAACATATACGTCCTCGTTTTCAATAGCATTCTTTAAATTACCTATAATCGTACTCTTAGTTGCTGTTGTAGTCCTAAATCCTAATCTTTCGCCTTCTTCTTTATTAATAGCTGCAATCTTTGTTTGCCTATACAGGTTTACATAGCTCAAATCATCAAGCTTTTGCAAAGTTGCAATACCCATTGAATTACTTTCAACAGCGAGCAAGGCATTATTATAATACCTGCCTAAATAAAAAAGCAAATCACCAAACTTACTAGGATCTATACGATTGTTTCTATATAGAGCAACAACCTGTCTATCCTTACTTAGAACAACCGCTGAGCTATAGTCTTGACCTACGCCTAAAGATACATCAGCTCCTATTACGTAGGGCTCGTGGGTGCCTGGATAATTATAGACTTCTAAATCGCCTTCTGAACTATCTTGCCAAATCTTCGAGTCTAGATCGAACCTCATCTTTTTCAAGTATGCAGATGGCTCCATGTCTATTAGCTTCTTCATATCAAAGACGCTTGATCCTGAAACAAGAAACGCTTCTTCCGCGTAGGCCGGGTATTCTTGCATAAACTTTCTTTCGCCCGACTCCGCGATCTTAAGACGGCGCCAGTATAGCTGGTCATAGTCAAGCCCAAACTCTTTAATAAGCCCTTCTTCTTGAGTATCTGGCTCAAAAGACTCGGGAGCCTCCCTTCTATACTCGGAAGTAATGAACCATGGCAAAAAGATCGGAACATACTCTGACTCGCCTCTCTCGTAGCCTTGTACAGCAGAGCGCCAGAGTCTATAGAACTCACCCGACGCGCCATTAGCCGTACTCTCAAGTATAACTTCCGTTCCATCAGCTTGGGAAATACCTTGGAATAATCCTGCAAGGATCTTCTCATCAAATGTCCAGAATGCCACCTCCGATAGGTGAGCAATTGATGGAGTAGTACCTCTGCCGGCTTCTGGCGAACCAGCCGTGTATAGCCTATAACCTGCTTGATTGTGCTCAAATTTAATCTCCTTCGCGTTTGATGCTACTAGTGATGGCCTAAACTCATCATCCATATACTGAATAAGGTTTTTGCTCATAGTAAACAATGCGTCTGAAGTCGCGCTATCATGCGCCATTACTACAGACCTCGCGTGCGGAGTAAAATAACTCTTCCATGCAGTGCGAGCAGTACAATAAGTAGATATGCCTTGCTGTCTGGCTTTTAATATAATAGCCCTAACCTTCTTATCTTTAGCTAACTGCTCTTCTAGTTTTGTGTTAATTACATCTTGAGCCTCATTAAAAGTAAAAGGTACAAAACCTTTCTTAGCGTCTTTAGTAATAATCTTTACCTGATCTTCAGCAAACGCCTTAAAATTAGTCTCATACTCTTTTATAAGCTTACGCTTTCGAGCCTCTTTCAATAAAGCTAATTTCTTCCTGTTATCCACGCCCTGTCCTCCTACCCTTTCTAGTGTAACTACCTTTACCTTTCTTAGGCTTAACAACTTGTGGTGGCTTCCTCAAAGATAACATACTTCTAGCCACTGGGTTTATTTTGCGTATCATTTTTATCTCCACCGAGATTTCTCTTATAGGAGACACAACTGACTATTTTTTAATCAGCCCCGGAAACCCGGGATATTTTTCTGGCGAGGTTTAGACCCTTATATAAAGAGATTAAGCCCGAAAAAATTAGTCTCTCTATATATACATCTATATATTCTTGTACCCCCTATTCCTATATATACGCTTTAGTCTCTTCAACATCTTATCTAGTTTGTCTGCAGGGAAAAAATATACATTTTTTCTCTCGTACATATTATATACAACAACTATATAATATCTTCAAACCCCATACCCTAAGACCGGTCTGGGATCTTTAACTTGACATAGGAGGTACAAATGTCAAACAATCCATCAAACAACAAGGTCATTCCACAAAAGGATATTTGCGCTCGTGGATATGACGAAGATGAAACTATCAATGAATCACTTGTCGAGGTAGATGGTCAACTCTGCTTATTTGATCTTGACAATGATCCACATCCATTCTAACAGTAAAGGCGGTCTGGCTTCGGTCAGGCTGCCTTACATTTTTTCCAAAGCCGTTGAGCGAAGTAGGGCAGGTACCTCCGTCATGCGTTTGCTCCGGCTTGGGCGCCACATGCGTGTCGCTTCTAGTACATACATCATGCTAAGAAAGGAATCCAATCATGCATGAATCAATCTTTGACTACGTGTTTGAAGCCTTTGGCATCGCCCTGGGTGTAGACGAAATCTTTCACATCATTGCCAACGGTATTGATGTTGATACATATGTGGAGGTCAACTATGGATCTTAATCTAGAACCTGCACTTGTCATCGCTACATACGTCTTCTTGGCGTTTGTTGTAGCAGCTATAACCTCTTGCGTAGGCGTAGCTTTCTATGCCTATGCTTCCATGATTAAACAGAGTCTAAAATGATGCCAGTTAGTTTCTGGGTCTGCTTGGCCTTTGTTATCATAGGGCTAATCGTATTGCAAGAACGCAGGTAGGGTGCCGGATGCCCGTCACCTTCTGTGCAACAATCAATTCATACGATTGCTCTGCTTCATTAAATTCTGGTCGTGTATGCCTATGTGCAGCCAGTCTTAGCCTTTTGGCGATCATAGGAGGTAACCAGTTTTGGTTCAAGTCCTAATGCATGACTCTAGAACTGCATTGATGCCCTGAGTAAGGCTTAAAACTGCTCACTTACATTGCGTGCTGTAGAACCGCTACAGTTTATCTCTGAAACTCAGACACAATAGTCTGTACCCTCTGTGTTGCAAACTACGACTAGCATATTGGAAAAGCGTCTAGCCTAGAAATAGGACACATGGTGACTGAATGAAAAAACGTGGAAGCTCGGTGAGAGCGCAATGTATCTTTGTCTCAAACTTGTCTAAAGGAAGGTCTAAAAATGTCAGAATATCCTCGTTCAATAATCATCGAAAACGTAACTGCTAAGTGGTGTAAAATCTCAGGTGATGATGCGCCTGTGAATTCATTCAAATCGAAGCAGTGGGAAATGCAGATTCAAACCAAAGATCCTGCAAAAGCTGATGAAATGAGAGAGTATGGTCTTAACGTCAAAGAAGCAAAAGAAGATTCACCAGACGCTGGTACATTTTCTGTGCAACTGAAACGTAAAGGTCTAAAAGCCGATGGTACACCAAATACACCAGTGAAAATCGTCGATGCGCAACTTCAGCCTATGTCCGGTGAAAACATCGGTAATGGCTCGACTGTCAACGTTAATTTGTGGCAGTATGCGTATGAAGCGCCTGGTCGTAAAGGTATCGCGACTTCTCTGACTGCTGTTCAAGTAACTAAGCTTGAAGAGTACACACCAAGCGTAGGTTTTACAGCTGTGCCAGTTGAAAAGCCTGCAGAGAATGGTGAAATGCCGTTCTAAAATCTTGGTCCTGCGCATGACCTAAAACTGCGCCTTTATTTTTCTTCGAAGCTGGCTTACGAGGGTCAGTGTACAGCTGAAACTGTGCAGCGTAGGATAGAAGGCTTTGGTATGGCGACGTACATTGTCTGTTCTTACATCTCGTCCGTTTCATGGTTAGGCAAATCCGCACTGGAATTATCCAGGCCTAACGATGCAGAGTCGGCCTCGGTCGTAAAGCGGTGGTAACTGAAAGGAGAACCTGACCACGTCCAGTGGGAGGGGAATAGGTCGTCGATGAGGGAAACCTTGTCGGCGGCCTGTTTAGGTCTGTAGTACCGTCTTGCAGTATGGGTGTCAGATGCCTGCCACCACTCGTGTAGTTATTAGTAATCTTAGGAGATGTATGTAATGATGTATATAGGTATTCTTGCAGTGATCATGTGTGCTGTTATCGTGTACGGAGTTCGGAATTATTAAAATAAACACCGAAGGGCGACCGTTGCATGCACGTGAAAAGCTATAAGAAACCGATGGGTGGGCCATAGGCATGGCCATTGGGTGATTCCAGTGGCAATTTACATGTACTCTATGCACCCGAGATAACGGCTTACGGCGTGTCCCCTATTAGAAGAAGGGAGCGAGAGGCTGGGCCTGGGCTTAGGGTTATACTCTAGTCTGTATCTAGAACATGAGAAAGGAATAGTAACATGAATGTTCTAAGAAATGTAATGAATCCTGTTATTAGTCAAATCGAGAGATGGATAGAAGTAGCAAACAAAGAGGATAACCATGAAGCGGCTAACGCTTACCGTGACTGTATACATAGTATGACTTCAGCAATTCAAGATCATGAGTACATGGTTATCGAGTCTGCAATGTTGAATGTAGAAGAGTGTATAAGGAACGACTTTAGTTATAGTATTGATGCTGCTGTAAGTGAGGCTAGAGATGCTGTGACTGCAGCTTATGAGCAGGTTCAAGAAGAAGTACGAGATAGTTTGCTTGATCAGTTAGAGCATAGTTATGATTGGACCGAAGAGATGCGGGAAGAGCTTGTAGATCATTCCATGGAACGAGCAGATGAAGTAGTAAGAGAGATGTTTAATGAGGAGGGTCTCGATGTTTAATAAGCTATTAGACGAGGAAGATGATAAGCCAGATATGGTAAATAGTCCTGCTCATTACAATCAAGGTAGTATTGAGTGTATTGATGCGATTGCTGCTTGTCTTGAGCAAGATGAAGGTTTCGAGTTTTATCTTCATGGCAACGCATTGAAATATCTGTGGCGTTTCCGTTATAAAGGCGGCATAGAAGACTTGGAGAAATGCGAATGGTATCTAAAGAGATTGATGCAGGAGACAAGGTATCCATAATTAAGTCAAAGAAAACTTTAGCAAGACTTCATAACGATAGAAATTTATCGCCAATTAATTTACAAAGGAAGGACAGTAAAGATGGCAAATTATCAAAACACAAAACTTCGTAAGTCAGACACAGGAACATACAATCGTAGCGAAGCATATCGCTTTACAGTTAAAGATAAATCAGATCCTGAGTTGGCGAGTTTGAAACTTAGTGTACGTGAATACAATAAGAAGTTAGATAGATATTCATGGTTAGGTGCTAAAAAGCGTGTTATGTTAATGGCTCGTGGTCCACGTCGTAAGGCTGATGGTAGTATGGTTCATTATAACGCTGATCAAAGCCTACGTCATGAATATGCTACTCATTTTGATGTGTATGTACATGATGTAGCATAATAAATAGGAGTAATATAATGGTTTTAGATTTTCCGCTAAATAATCGTATGTATAGTGTATGGATGGCTCGAGCAGCGGGTCGATTAGTTTCTAAGTATGATATGACTGAGGACCATATTGAGTATTACCAAGTACTTGACTGTATTTCCGATGAAATAGCGGAAGATGCTAAAGACTGGACGGGAGAGGATATTGACGCTTTTGTTGATAGCTTCTTCCGTACTATTACTATTGAGATCTCTTACGGTGATAACGATAATGACTGATAATGAGAGATACTATGCGTATATGTTACGAAGAATGAGAGAGGAAGACGATAAAATGGCTAAGAAAGCAGAATCGTTGAGTGATTTACTCGAAGCAGCTTATGAAGATGACAGCGATTTTCTTACGGAAACGTTTCATGAGCTTGACCGTCTTGATGATGAAGATAGCTATTACGAGCGCGCAATTGAAGTGCTTGAAGAGTGTGGCTCTCTTATGGCTAGTAAGGGAGTAGATTATCAAGGAGGTTCAGTAAAGGATGATGACTATTATCCTCATGGTTGGCGCAGTTTTGATACTATGCTAACAACTAAAGTGTTGCGGTTTAGATCAGTCATGGAACAGAAAGGTTCAGTAAACTTTGATACTGCTGACGACTGTTTACGAGACTTGATTAACTACGCAGCAAGAGCTATCGTATGGATGGAAAGGAATAAGTAATGTACATTAAAGTCTTAAAAGCAATTAACACAGCTGCATGGGGAATTCTAATTGGCCTTCTTATGGTTCTAGTAGACTTCTATTTAATTCCAGGAGGACTGTACTAATGATAACACCAGTAATTTTTACAAGAGGCAGAGTAGATAATCAAGTTACTCTGTCTCAAATGCCAAAGACTATACAAAATATTACGACTCTGCTGGTTTATCCCGAAGAGTACGATGCTCATATGGAACGGTATGGATCTATCTGTAATGTAAAGGCATGTCCTGACGAGGTTCGAGGGATCGCTAAACGACGTGAGTGGGCAGCCAAAGAGCTCGGTATGGAGTTTATTCAATGGCAAATGGATGATGACTTAACATTTTGTAAGGCTAAAGATGACGGCATGGACGGGTCATGGCCTTTTTTGAAATTTACCGCCATGGAAGAGGAAGATTGGAATGTTTTGTTTAAAGATATTCAAACCGCGTGTGACGTCGGCTTCAGAGTTGGAGGACTTGGACAGAGAATCTCTCCGGCTGGGATTAGCGATTTTCCTGGTGGTGTTAATTCTCGTGTGTACACTAATACTTGGTTTGATTTTAGCGTAATAAACCCACATAACTATGACTGGATTGGAGAACAATGGCAAGAAGACGAGTTTTTGCCTGAAGATTTTCATATTCAATGTCAAATGGTAAAGGCCGGATATCCTGTACTTAACATGAATAAGTTTGCTAGTGCAGGTAATAAGACACAAGCAGCAGGTGGCTGTGCTACAACTCGCACTACAGATAATCACAACAAAGGCATGGAAAGATTTGCTGAAGTGTGGTCTGACTGCGCTACATTACGTTGGAAAGATGGCTGGGAAAAGGGCACTAAGAAAGCGGCGTTGACTATCCGTCTTGGCAAGCTATGGCCTCATGAGAAAACCGTCTTGTTAGAAATGGAAGACCGTCTTAGAGCAGAGCTTGGCGCACCAACAAAAGCACGCGCAAAAGAGCTACAAAAGATAGCTAATGAAAAGAGAAAGGAACTTCAAGAAAATGGATGATGATAAAGCTTTTATACTTAAGCTAATAAGACATTTAAAGATGGGACTTGACTCTATTGAGCGCATCGATCATGAAGGAGTACAAGCAGATCTATGGTCTGCTTATGCTACAATCGAAGACTTGATACAAGATGTAACATTTACCTACAACGAAGTGGAAGAGATTTATAATGATTACGAATAATGTAGGAGACGTTAGAAAAACTTTTGCAATTATGTACATGCACAATGAGCATGAACGACATAAAGAAAATATGCTTGAAATTATAGGAGCCTCTTTTATAGCGAACAGAGACTCTATTTTTGGCGAGCCTAACGTGGCATATCAAATAGCTGAATGTGATTGGTATGATACGCAAGAGTGTAATGTAAACCGTCTTCAAGATTTATACGGCAAAGTACCTGTAATTTGGAAAACTCATGCGGCAAATAGTCGTGGTGATATAAACTCTAACTACGGTTGGATGGTTTACAGTAAAGAAAACGGATCTCAATACGATAATGTATTACGAGAACTAAAAACTAATCCAAACAGTAGACGTGCTTCAATGATTTATCAAAGACCGTCTATGCATGTTGATTACCGTAAAGATGGTATCAACGACTTTTGCTGTACAAACGCTGTTACTTATTACATTGACAATGATAACTATCTTAATTGCGTAGTTCAAATGAGAAGTAATGACGCAGTTTTTGGCTATCTTAATGACAAGTATTGGCAAGTAAGAGTTCTAGAAAGATTGGCCACTGACCTTGACCTTAGTGTTGGTGACATCTTTTGGCAAGCTCAAAGCCTTCACATTTATCCACGACATTTTCATCATGTAAAAGAGTGGTGTGAGAAAAACCTTTAATGGACTTATTAGAGTCATGGACGCATTGGTGGTTGCTGCTTATGGTAACCATCAATACGTTTCTAAACTTGATAGTTTTCTTTAAACATCGTTTCAGAAAGGGAAAAGATGAATAGGTTTATTATCGACATAGAACCTGACGCGATTGCTCAGCAACTATGTGACAAACATATTGTAAAGATGCCGTTGGAAGAGGCTCAAATGCTTTGTACCGTCTTGCATCTTCACGCTCCTGGTTTTGCTAAACAGCGAGAACTGTATCGTGCAGTACATAAGAACCATCCATGTACTAAGTGGGCTGGTGAAACAAGAGCTAATTACCGTTGGGCTTGGAGATTGTACGATGCTATGCTAAAGGAGTATACTTTTAGATACGGTAAACAACACGGAGCAGGTAAGCACCGTCTTTTGTTAAAGCATGCAAACGTTTTAGTACCGCAAGGTCCTTTAACTCAGCATCCACAATGTTTTAGTGGTCACGATGACTTGAAGACAGACGAGTTCTGGCCTGTAAATGCTTATCGTGGTTTCTATAAACGAGATAAAATTAGATTTGCAAAATATAAAGAAAGGGAGATACCGCATTGGCTAAAAGAACAAGTACATGGGTAAAAGACATTCATGAAATGCATGAAAAGTTTGGCGTTCATGAATGGTTGGCGTTTAAACAGTTCGATCAAGAATATAACGTACTAAACCAGTTTCTAGCTTTTCGCATTAACTTTTTAGAGGAAGAACTCAATGAAACACGTGAAGCTTTTGTTAATAAAGACGCAGAAGAGATTA